GACGATCAGCCCTTCGCGGTGTTCTGTCCGTTCCCGCGTCCGCACGCGATGGTTGGCTATTCCTTGGCCGATAAGGTCATGGACATTCAATATCTGCGCACGATGATCGCGCGCCAGATGATTGACGGCATGGCGTTCAGCAACCTGCCGCGCCTTGTGGTGAGTGAGCAGGGCAGCGCAGACGAGACGCTTGACGATATTCTAAGCCCGATCCCCGGTTCGCCTATCCGCGTGAAGGCACCGGGCGCTGTTACCGCCCTGCAAAACAGCTTCAACGTTGGCCAATCGCTGACTGTGCTGGAGTGGGCGACGGGCGAAGGCGAAAAGCGCACCGGCATTACGGCCATGAACCAAGGGCTGGATGCGGACGCGCTGAACAAGACCGCTACCGGCACAGCGATGATGCAGGCGGCAGGCCAGCAGATCGAGGAAGCGGTTGCGCGGCAGATGGCTGAAGCGTTCGGTCGGCTGTGCATGAAGATTTACCGCATGATGCGGGATGCGGCTTATCCGTTCACGATCCGCGTTGACGGACAGCCGCGCCAGATCGACCCGAGCATGTGGCCCGACAAGATGCACGTGCGTGCGCGCGTTGGTCTGGGCACTGGCAGCAAGGACAAGCGCANNTTCAGGCGCGCATGGCGCTTTATCCTGCCATGACGGCGGCAATCGAGCAGGGCCTCGCTGGTCCTGAACACGCCTTCAAGTGGTTGGATGGCGTGGCCCGCGACACTGGCATTGGTCAGGGCGATGACTTCATGTTCACGCCCGAGCAGATGGCGGAAAAGCAGGCTGCGGAAGGTCCCGAGCAAGACCCTGAACTCGTCAAGGTCGAGCAGGAAATGGCGCTGAAGCGGCAGCAGGCTGAGTTTGACGCGGAAATGCGGATATTCGAGACCGAGCGCCGCATGGAATTGGAAGCCGCGAAGATCAGCGGGCAGTTGGACTTGCAGGCGTTCAAGGCTGAGACCGAGCGGCAGCTTGCGGTGATGAAGGCGGGCCTTGAAGCGCGCTTGAAGATCGACATGGCTGACAATCGCGCTGGGGGCAGGCTGGATGCGTAATGTCGATTTGTCTGATGGCAAGTTGCAGGCCAAGGTGGCGGAAATCTTTTCTGGCGACGCGCCTTTGGGTGGGGGTGAGGTTCGTTTGCGTGAATTGCAGGCCGCCTGCGATAAGTTGTGCGCAAGCGTTCCCCCGCCTGTTCATGGCCGACATTCCGAAAGAGCGCGGCAGTTGCTGTTGCTGGCGCGAGAGTATCGCCGCGTGAAAATGGGGATGCTGCATGCGTAACGCGGGCCGTATCGGGAAAGTCCGTATGAAGGCGACCGGCTTCGAGTTCCGCGTGATTGACGGGCCTGCTGAGCCTGAAAACGATATGGGCGCGACCATGATGCGCCACGCCCGCGAGATTGGGCAGTGGCCGGGAATGACCGGCACGATTGTCATAGGCGTATTCGAAGACGGCGGCGCAAGTGTCGGCATCCGCTGGAGCGATGATTGCAAGGTTCCCCGCGCTTTGGTGCCTAGCTGGATTGCAGAGATTGTGCGCCGCGACCTTGTGACCGCTGCGGAAGCTGATGCCGTGTTCCACGAAAACTTCCGGTGGGTGGAGTGATGCGAACCATGGCCGTTAATCTCGTCCTGTGGCTGTGTCGCGTGTTCGACATCAGCCTGATCGACGAGGCCCGCCGCTTTGCATCGCCCGACGCTATCGCCCGTGGGCAGCGCTGGGAGGCCTTCTACAACGAGGAGGGCGGCTTGGCTGACATGATCCAGCAGGCGCGCAAGGAAGCGTTTGAAGCCTATGCTGAGACCCGCCCGAGCGATGTGGCGGAAAAGGAATACCTGGCAGGCATCGACCGCTGCTGGCGGCAGATCGACCGCCGCGTGCGCAGTGTGGTCGAGACGGGCCAGCTTGTTGCCAAGCAAAACCAGTTCAAGGGCGCTGTTGTCGGGATGCCCCGCAAGAGCGTTTGAAGCCGCCCAATCGGGCAACCCCTCGTCGTGAGACGATAAGCAAGGAAGTGCAATGACGGCCCATCAGGCAACTGAAGCCGCAAGCACTCCGGCAACGATGTCGGAGAAGCAGGCGGCGTTTGAACAGGAACTTGGCGACTTCATCCCCGATCTGGAGGATGACGAAGCCGAAGAAGAAACCACCGGCGAAGACACCGAAGACGAATACGAGGACGGTGACGAAACCGAGGGCGAGGAAGACGAAAGCGAGGAACCGGCGCAACCGGCCATCCCTCCGCCCGTCAGTCTCAACGCGGAGGAAAAAGAGGTCTTTGCGCAGCTTCCCGTGGAAGCCCAGCAGGCATGGGCCGCAAGTGAAACCCGCCGCAACCAGCAGGTGCAGGAAGCCACCACCCGCGCAAGTGAGGCCCAGCGAGTAGCGGAAGCCAAAGCAGCCCAAGCCAATGCGCAAGCCGAGGCCGTGTTTGCCGAACAGTTGAAGGCCGTTGTCGGCGCGTTCGCTCCCCAAGAGCCGGACCCTGCCAATTACGCTTCGATTGAACAGTATCGGCACGCCAAGGCTGTTTACGACCACCAACTTGCCCAGCACAACCAGTTTGCGCAGCAGGTTGCACAGGTCGGCAAAGAGACGCCCGAGCAGAAGGCCGCACGCATTCAGGCGCGCGACCAGCAGCTTTTGACCATCCCTGAAATTGCCGATCCGGCGACCCGTGACACCTATATTCAAAGCGCCTTCGCGGTGGCTGCGGAACTGGGTTACGATCAAGCCGAACTGGCCGAAAACATGGATGCGGGCGATCTTAAGGCCCTCGCACAAGCCGCCAAGTGGAAGGCTGACAGCGAGGAACTGGCACGCATTCGTGCCAAGTCGCAAGAGCGGGTCCGCGACAAGAACACGGGCAAGTTCAAGGCGATTAAACCCGGTGCAGCGCCCCACGGTGACACGAGGCGAGGCAGCGCGGACAAGGCGTTCCAGAAGGTGAAGGCGGCAAAGGGCAGTGCCTACGGGTCTGCGCGCGTCGATGCCTTCGCTGATTATCTGGACCGCTCGGGTATCCTGTAAGTTTCACTCTTTCCGCGTCGTGAGACGCACCCCCTCCCTTAGATGGATTTTCCAACATGACGACCATTCTCAACGTTGGGCGCGTCGGCGTCCGTGAAGACCTCAGCGACCGCATTGCCGAGCTGTTCCCTGACGATACCCCGTTCCAGCGGGCCATCGGCACCTCGTCCATCGGCAACACCTACACCGAATGGCAGACCGATAGCCTTGTTGCGGCCAACGCCAACAACGCCAGCATTCAGGGCGCTGATCTGGCGACCGAAACCCGCCCGAACACCACCCGCGTCGGCACCCACTCGCAGATTTTCACCAAGCGCGTGGGCGTTTCGACGACTGTCGAGTGGACCAACAAGGCGGGCCGTCGTTCGGAAATGGCGCGCGAGACCATGAAGATGGGCCGCGAAATCCGCACCGACATGGAAGCCCGCTTCCTCGGCAACTTCGCGTCGGTGGCGGCAACTGGTTCGGTGGCGGGTCAGACCGCTGGCGCGCTGGCGTGGCTGACGTCCAACGTGTCGCGTGGTGCGACCGGTGCTAACGGTGGCTTCTCGTCCGGTATCGTGGGCGCTGCCACCAACGGCACGCTGCGCACCTATGAGGAAGGCCAGCTGAAGACGGTTGTGCAGTCGGCGTGGACTAATGGCGGCAACCCGTCGATGGTCATCACCAACGGCGCGCTGAAGCAGGCCGCAGCGGCGTTTCCGGGCCTCGCCCAGCAGCGTCGTGAAGCTGGCAATGGTCGCCTGACCATTGTTGCCGGTGCTGACATCTACGTGTCGGACTTCGGCGAACTCCAGTTCGTGCCGGACCGCTTCGCCTCGACCCGCGACGCTCTCGTGGTCGATCCGGAGTTCTGGGAAGTCGGCATTGGCCGCGCGCTTCAGGTGGAGCCGCTGGCCAAGAACGGCCTCAGCGACCGTCGCATGATGTCTGCGGAAGTCGCCCTGATCTGCCGCAATCAGGCGGCGTCGGGCGTGGTTGCCGACATCCAGGTGTAACCGATTGGGCGGGGGGCTTCGGTCTCCCGCCCTTTTCCATAGGTGCTAAATGACTGAACCCAAGAAGCGCGGACGCCCCGCAAGGGTGGCTGTGGTGGCTGCTGAGGCCCCTTCTGTTGCGCCCAATGGCGTTCTGGCTGTGAAGGTCGCGGACGCTATCCATGACGGTGAAGGCGGGTTTTATCCCGTGGGCCACAAGTTCAACCCCGTGGATGACGAGGCGGGCGAGGCGCTCAAAGCCAAGGGGCTGGCTGAGTGACTTGGGAAGTCCTTGATGATGGCCGCTGGAATGGCCTCCGCAAGCTGATGCGTTCCGATCCCACCGACCCCGATGCGGTGCAGATCAAATACGAAGACGTATCCGGTGGCGCGATCATCGAGGAAAACAAACGGGCCGACACGCACAAGGTCGATAAGGACTTGTGGCACGTTGGCCATATCCCCGCATCGGTGGGGCTGGAATGGCTTGTGAAAGAGGGCATCGACATCTGGTCGCCCGATCCGGACATGAAGCGTCGTGTCCTGCGCAAGCTGATGGATAGCGATTACCGATTTTTGGTCCCCGGCCAAGCAAATATAAGGCTTTAGCTTGGCGACGTTCTGTCTTTGTGCTAGGCGGGTCAAGTGAGGCTGCAACCTCACAAGACCCTGACCACACGATGATTGGACCATCGCAATGGCTAAGCGCGATCTACCCGACGCTGAGATACTGCGTCAATTCCTTCGCTATGAGCCCGACACCGGCAAGCTGTTTTGGCTGGAACGCGGGCGCGAGCATTTTACCAGCGAACGCATTTGGAAAAGCTGGAACGGAAAAAATGCTGGCAAAGAGGCATTCACATACGTTGACGATTATGGATACCGCAAGGGGCGGGTGTCTGGCCTGACTATTAGGGCGCACATCGTCATTTGGGCCATCGTTCACGGCACTGTGCCGAGCGGTGTAATTGACCACATCAATCAGGACAGAGCCGACAATAGGTTTTGCAACCTGCGTGAAGTAGACAAGCGCACAAACCACCTGAACATGGGGCGCAATAAACGCAATACCACGGGTGTTACAGGCGTGTGCCTGTTCCGCAAGCGTTGGCAAGCCATGATTACAGTAAATTACAAAAGCATCTACTTGGGCCGATTTGATACCATGGAAGAGGCGCTTGCTGCCCGCAAAGCAGCTGAGAGCAAGTATGGATTCCATGAGAATCACGGGAAGGGGTAAGCTATGACGGGTATTGCCTTTC